GAATGAGACCGTTTATAATTATTTATTTCTTTTTGCTTTTTTTAGCTTTCTTTTTTTCTTTAAATGGTGAGAAATCATCTCTTCCATTAATCCTAAACCATCCTTGTCTTTCTAAAAACTCTTTCTTTTCAGGATGCTTGTCATCATCAAAAGACTCTACCTTGCCTTGCGATGGATGTTTATAGTATTGCATAAATTCTCCTACATATTGGGGGCAGGGCGAACCATACCCCCAATTTTATGACTCATTAGCTTACGTTAGTAAATCTCACGCCTTTAATGTTGTCAGAATCGTCAATTAACTTCACTCCGTAGAGCAAATCTGAAACCAGTTTAGTTCCTAATGCATCTATCGAATATTCGCTCTGCACTCTAACTTCTTGTTGTGCAGCAAAAACTGCGGCACTTTTGTGGAAAACTGCACCCGGATTTGTGGATGAAGTTCCGCCAGTATCTACAGTATTACTCATGTAAACGTCAATTCCGTAAAGTGAGCCAATCATTCCGCTTCTTAAACCACGGTTGCCTTCGCCTACTGCATCATTTCTGATAAAGTATTGAGCGATACCGCCTGAAGGATTCAAGATGTCTGCGAATAGAGTAGGGTTCACAACCATTGCACACTCGCCATCCATGTAAGGAACGTCATTTTCACCTAGCGTAGCCAAAACCGCTTCAAACACAGCCGCTGTGAGCGTATCATCAGCAGATAGTGCTTGCGTTTGGTTCAAACCATCTAGTTCTCCCCAAATATCAGTATCAACCTGACGAGCAAGTGCTTCGCCCATCATGCGACTGTATTTAGATACTAAATCAGCTTCGCTTTGAATTAAAGCTATGTCCTCAAAGAGCTTTGCGACATACTTATGGTTATTGAGAGTCAATTGAGTAGTTGTGGTTGCTGTTGCGTCATAAGCTACGTCAGCACCAGCAGATTTTGCTGAAGCACTAATAATGCTCATTTCTGGGACATTAATAGCATCCCCGTAACCTTTGCCTTTAACAAGAGCTGAATAATCATCAACTAAACCACGAAAAACCGTTTTTCTCTCGAAGTATTTATAAATTCCATCAGCCCAAATTTCGGGGATGAAATGTTGTTCGGTGGTAACCGTTGAGGCACTACCATCATAATGTGTTGCCATTATATTCTCCTAAATTTATTTTCTCATATAAGTCTGCAAAATTCTATTCCAATTCGCCCTTCGCTTATCATCGGGCATATTAACCCAATCCTTTGGGATTTCTTCCTCGTTGAGTGCTCCGGGGGCATCGGGAACGTTCTTACGTTGTTCTTTTGAAAATTTTGCGACCAACATTTCTAATTGTATAAGAGGAAGGTTTCCGAATGCCTTTTTATCCTCTTCGGATAATTCAGAGAGCAGCATATCTCTACGCAACCCTTGGTATTCGCTCTTATCTTTATTATCTTGAGAAAGCTCTTCGATGGTTTTGTCTTTTTCAACAATCAACTCCTGATACCTACCTTCTTCTTGGAGTTTTTTCTGTCTTGCAGATTCTTGTTCTTTTACAAGTCCATCAAACTTATTCTCAAGCTCCCTGTATTTCCCTACTTGCTCGCTAAACCTGCTATAGGGGACAGGGTTGTTTGGTACATTTTCTGTAGCTTCAGTGCTATTACTTTTTACGTCATTACCGACTTCAGAATTTTTTACATCGCTCTGTCCGATGGACGTTGTTTTAACCTCTTTTATTGAGTTGGACATTTTTACCTCTTTTGTTGAGTCAGAATATCATTATTGTATTTTACAATTTGTGATTGCAAAATAGTCATAACGGATTTTAAATTAAATAGTCTATATTCTGCAACCGCAATTTTGAAAAAAAATTAATTAATGCAAAATGGAACTGATGAAGACTTCGGCTTTAAAAAGAAATGGTTCGAGTATATTGGATACGAGCCACACAACGGTCAAAGGTTACTTCATTTTCCAGATAAAAAAACAGCTTCATTCTTTGTTTGCATCTGCGGACGGCGTTATGGCAAAACTACTGCCGCTTATAGAGAGGCAGAGTTTTATGCAGCACAGCCAAACAAAAAGATATGGCTTGTAGGTCTTTCCTACAAAAAATCTCGGCTTATGTTCCGAGAAATATGGAAGGACATGGTCATTGGACACGATGAAGATATTAAGTCTGCATCGGAAAAGGAGCAACACATAGAATTTAAATGGGGTAGCACAGTTTCGGGAATGTCAGCAGACAATCCAAGTTCTTTGGTCGGCGAAGGCTTGGATTTACTGATTGTGGACGAGGCGGCTAAAATGTCAAGAAAGATATGGGATATGTATTTATCCCCAACACTGTCAGACAGGAAAGGTAAGGCTATTTTTATATCAACCCCGGAAGGTTATAATTGGTTATACGACCTGTACCTTCTTGGAAAAACAGACCCACATTGGCATTCAATGAGGTTTCCCTCTTGGGTAAATAATTACGCTTTTCCAGATGGCAAGGGCGATACTTTTATAATGGAAAGAAAAAGAAACCTTGCAAGAGAAGTTTTTGAACAGGAATATGGTGGAGAATTTTCAACATTTGAGGGTAAGGTATATCCATTCAACCGTGAGATTGATTCTGGAGACCATCCTTTCAATTCCTACCTCCCAACTTATTGCTCTATTGACTTTGGCTATAGAATGCCCTCGGCATTATTTTTTCAAACTTATACACAGGGCGGGATTACCCATATCAATATTATTGATGAAATAGTACATCAAAGAAACATTCCTACAGAAAAATTAGCAAGAAAGGTACTCGACAAAGGGTATCCTGTATATACTTATTATGGCGACCCGAGCGGCGTTTCGGTGCAGGGTCAAAGCGGGCTCGGAGACATAGAGGTATTTCGCAGAGAAGGAGTATATGTCCGCTTTTTAAAAGATAGATTAAGTCGTAATATAGCATCTGGGGTCACACACGCCAGAGGGTTCTTCGAGAGCGCCGATGGATTGAGAAGAATACATGTTGACAATAAGTGCACTGGAATTATGGAGGATTTTGAAAATTATCGCTATCCAGCAGAAGTTGAAGGAAAGAACTTGTCTCTCGACCCTATAAAAGACGGATACCACGACCATGGCGCTGATGCATTTAGATATTTTATAGTAAACAAGTTTCCAATAAAACAGAGAGGTTTTAATAAAATTAAAAGGTAGATAATATGGCTAATACAGCAGAAGAAATTATAAAAAATTCAATAAAAGAGTTAAAACAGGTACAATCGAAGGCAAGAAGAGACGAGGTTCGCAAGATGCTTGATTATTACACTGGTACATCAACATCAGAGTATATAAGGAGGTATTTTAATGCAGATTCCTTCAGGGAGATACCGCATTACGAATCTAACTTCACAAAAAAGTTTATAAATAAAATTTCCAGAATCTATACAGTAGGTGCTAACAGAAATGTAAACAAAAGTTATGATTCGCTGACCGATGTTAAGGATGTCAGGATGAAGCACGTCGAGAGGATGACCCGGCTTATTGGCTCTATTGCCTTGAGGGTTATGTGGGTAACGGATGAAAACGGTGAAAATCCAATGTTTGATTATCGCCCAATATATTATTTTGACCCTTACTTCCATTCAGACCCCTTTGAGCCAACGGCAATTGTATATCCAATGAATGCTCCGGTAAATGACCCCGGAGCTACAGAAAAGCTCAAGTATTGTTATTGGGATTCAGAGATTTTTCGCATCGTTGATGAAAACGGGCACATTTTACAGGACACGAAACACGGATACGGTGTTTTGCCGTTTGTATTCCTTCATCGTGAAAATCAGATTGATTCTTTCTATGTTGAGGGCAGTCAGGATATTGTAAGCGCAAATGAGCACGTTAATATTGCAATGACGGAAATGCAACTCGGATTACGCTTCCAGATGTTCGGTCAGCCTTGGACAAATTTAGATTCAGACAAACCAGTTGCAAGAACGGGTTCGGATGAGATTCTGATGTTAGGTGACGGGGGTCAGTTCAATATTGCCTCTCCGCAGGGCAGTATTAACGCTGTAATAGAAAATATAAAATTCCAGATAGAGATGGTAGCTCAAAATCATCATCTCTGGGTTACTTGGGCAGAGCAGGGCGGGGAAGTCCCTTCTGGAATCAGCCTGATGATTAAAGACCTCGAAAGGCATGAGGATTTTATAGACGATATTGAATTATGGCGCTTATATGAAAAACAGATATACAAAAAAGAACAGGCAATTGCCGAGTTTAACTTTACGAGCCTGCCGGATAAATTTGCAGTAGACTTTAATGAAGTTGAATACCCGACGACAGCACAGGACAAGATTATGCTTGACGAGTTTAGCCTGAAGCACAATCTTATAACAGAGGCAAAGATGATGGTCAGGGACAATAAAGACCTGTCCATAGAACAGGCACAGAAAATAATAGGTGATAACAAGGAAGTAAATGAGCAATCAGTTAATAGAGGACTCTTTTCTACGCTACGTCAAGAAACTTAACGAACTTAACGATATTGAAGTGTCTCTAGATGGTAATATCGAAGATATTATGGATAACCCGGAAGAGTGGGCGGAGCAACAAGCCGAAATACTCATATCGGATAATTTAGGCGTTCTTTTAGAAGCCAAAGAAATGGGAAAGGAGTTTGCAGATGTCTTACAGGGTGAGCGGTAAAATAACATTTTTGCCAGAAAAGCTGACAAAGGGTATGATTCGTGAAATGAAAAGACACACAAAAGAAGCCGCATTAGAAAATGCAGAAATGTGTAGATTAAGTATTAATAGGGGAAAAGATATTGTAACTGGGGGAAACTTTGCACACCTAAAGAGCTCAACAACGGATATTAGGCGGTCAAGGGGAGTTTCGGGCAATAAACCGCTTGTGGCAACTGGAAATCTGTATAATAGCATACAGGTTATTCCTGATGGCAATGGATATTCCGTTGTTGTTGATGAATATGGGGAATATCAAAACGAAGGGTTTATTCCTGACAAGATTCCAGTAAAGTCTAATTCAGCAAAAAAAAGATATGCTTTTGTTCCGAATGTTAATGCAATAGAAGTCCCCGCAAGGAATTTTTTTGATACCCCAAAAGCGTTTTTTAGAAGAAAAGAATATAAAAATCTATTAAAGGGTTTTAATAAAAGAATGGGAAATGAAATTAGTAAAGGAAAAGTTGTAAGGATTAGGTAATGCCAGATGAAAAAAGAAGAAAAGTTGATATTGGTGAATTTGATGCGAAAGATAGAGAAGTTATTAGATGGGTTGCTCAAGTCCTCGGATATGATATACAAATCTTCGGACAAAGAATTAGACAGCAAATTGAAGGACTTGCAAGCGCTGGAGTTTCAAAACAATCAATTGCTCGGCTTCTTGATTCAGACCTCAAATCCAACGGCAGAATCTTTGGAGAATATGCCAATTCCATTAAGCGAGGAGTTGTGGGCGGAATTATGCAAATATCACGTAGAGAACTCCACGTGGGGGATGACGTAAGGTACAGGTGGGTGGTTGCACAAGGTGTAAAGAATTGCCCTGATTGTTTAGCTAGGGCTGGGGAGGTTGATACTTGGTCTGGATGGATTTCGAGAGGAATGCCAGCGACAGGATGGTCAGTCTGTAAACAAAACTGTTATTGTCAGGTAGTCCCGGTGGATACCGATATTGATGACATTGTTAAGGTTAAATAATCCTATAATTCCTTATTTTCCAGTCGCTCCCTCTTCTTAAGTTCCTCAATCCAAGCAACCCGAACGCTTTTATTAACCCTTCCCTGCGGAAGCTGGTCAAGACTGACGGCTTCTGCTCTTTTTCTTAAGGCATACCGCTCTCTTTTTTTCTTCAGGTAGTTTAATTTCTTCTGCTCGGCGCTAATAGATTGTTTTAATTCTTTTTTCTCTTTTTCATCTCTTGAGTGCGGGTAATCATTCGACTTGTCCCGCTCGGTCATTTCCATGTTCATTTCCATAACCTCAAAATCAGCCTCAATGGCATCAATCTTATCTTTCTCGATTATTTTTCCATCTAAATCGCTCGATTTAAGAAATTTATCAAAAGGGGAGTCTATTGTTACATTAACATTCTTAACTAATTTCCCAGAATGCTCTAATACCAGTCTGCCTGCCTGAACGTTCCCAGCACAGGCTTCCCGAACCATTGCATTAAGAACCGAGGGAAGTTCAGCCCCAAACTGAACCATGTATCTATCATAAATTGCCTCAATAAACAGCGGGTCTTTACGCCATTTTGTTATTGTATCCTCATGAACCCCGACTGTTTCGGCAACATCCACACATTTCATGGACGGATTACTTGCAAAGCACTCCGCTGCAATCATCTTTTTCGGATTCAGTTTTAATAGTTTATTGCTCATTATAATTCTCCATTTAGGATTAGAAACTCACCCTGAAATACCGTTTATTCTATAAACCCCCAAAATAGCTATCTCTAACAATAACTACATTTAGGGGAAATAAAAAAGCGGTTGATGAAACATGGTTTGCTATAGTAAACTCAAGTATACTGTAGATACGGTTTTATCGTATAACATAGGTTTTAAACCTGCCGTTTTTATATCATTTATCTGTTTTTTAATCATCAAGCCCCTCTAATTTATTGTCCCAACGGACATTCTTTCAAGTATTTTTCCAAAATTGTTATTATAGACATTATATTTCGGATTTTGTGGGGCGTGTGGATACACAACCACAGGATGAAAAAAATACGCCCTCACCCGCCCGTAATAGGGAGGTAAGGGCGTTACGTTTCGGCTGTAGGCGGGGCGTGGGAGCTACCAAGAACAGCCTGTATTAATCCTCCTTTTATGTTAGTGCGTTAACCTCCCCGTATTTCTTAAGTAAGTTGTTCCTTGTTCTGCCTTGTCTTTCTCTTGCTCAAAGCCGTTGCAATCTACACAACGACAGTCGGTAACCTTGTACGTTTCAATAGGAACATCAGCAGAACATTCAACACACTGTTCAAAGTCAACTCCAAGGATTAAGCCGTCCTTGTTTGTGTATGTGTCGGTGGTGGGGTTGTAAGTGTAATCTTGCCATGTGTTGCCCTCATTGCTACCATAATCAACAGTAGAGTAATTACTACCATAATCAACAGTAGAGTAATTGCTACCATAAGTCCAAGCCTTGCTGTAGTGGTGCTTATGGAAGCTCGAATTTGAAAACCAGCAACCCCACTTCTTGACACCGCTTGATTGATTAACTATTTTAACCTTGCCCTCGTTAGAAAGGAATATCATTTTGTCAGAGTCGATATATTCTCTAATTAGTTCAATGATTGAATCGTTGTTCATGAAGTCAAGCGGAAGGTTGCCAAGTAGTTTAGTGAACTTCACGGTGTCGGAAAGCCTCGCATTTACAAAAGACTTCTGCGAGATTATGCCGTTGTGAACTAGCCAAGTTAGCTCGTTAACTTTATGCGGGTGTGTGTTTCTGATGTCAATCTTGCCATGTGTCGCAATCCTGAAATGTATAACAAAATTGGTATTATGTTTCTCTCTATGCTTACGGAATTGACTATAGAAAACATCAAAAGATTCTAGCTCCTTTACTGTTACTACTTCAGAGTCGCAAGCATACATAAAGCCCGCCCCGTCAGGGTTGTTATTCCAGCAATTTTGAAGAGTCTTCTTCTTCAACATTTTGTCTTTCGGTTGTAGTATTGCAATGCACATTAGACAACCCCTATCATTTCATTGAGTGGCGTGTAATCGTGAAATTGAGTAAGCGTCTTACCTCGTCTTGCCTCTGTCTCATTCAATGTATTATTTGCATACATTAAGTCAAGTAGAACCCATTCTCGGTAATTTATCGACTTGTCCAACCACGTAGAAAGATTTCTGAAACGGTTGGATTTGTCAACCCATTTCTTGAACAGGAACGGCTTAAGGTTTTCGGCGCTTGTTTCTTGTGTAAACTCAAAAAGAGACTGCGCAAACTCAATATTTGCGTAAAACGTTTCCTTTTTTAGCGTCCCTCTAGGTGAGCGAAATTCTACCCTATTTTGAGGTAAATTTAAAGCCGTCCCTCTATCGTTTCTATGGTTCAAGGCTAACGAGCGTGTCGTGTAGAGAGCGTTTCCAATACAATTAACAAAATAGTGTTTCTTGTAATCACTCCCATCGATGCTACCCCTCACGTCTGTGGGGTTCTCGCCTATTGCATAACTGTAAAACGGATTACCCCATTGCAACAGCCTGCTTAATTTTCGGCGGGAAAATTTTCCTACAAAGTGAGGGTTAAAATAGACGAACCGAGAAAACCTGTATAGATGTCCTCTGTCAAACGCTCCTCGACTCAAGGACAGATGCAATCCACAAGTTCCCGTTTCATGACTTCGCAAACCGTGCTTTGTCATTTCAAAAATTTCGTCGATTATACCCGTTTTCCAGACGTTGAAGGCTATGGGGTGCGAAACTATTTCAAAGCCGTCATTCAGGCTCCCGTCCTCCTTTAGATATATAACATCGTCACCTTCGAATTGATTCATTAGCATTTCGGCAAGTTCGTTCGTTTGCAATCGTGCGCCGTTGTTCTCAGTTTCGTTTTCTATACCAATGAATAGCTTTTTAGACTTTCCCTTTGCTCTAACTCCATGAGCGGAATATTTAACTAGTTTCTTGCTTTCTTTTGTGTTCTTTCCTTTTGAATAGTCGTGCATACCAAATACGCAATCCGGCGTATATGAGTAAGGTTTTATATGATTAGAACCATGAGGGTAGCATTGAGGGCAAGAGTCGCCCGCAATACCATCGAGGTAATACCATTCATCACAATTTTGACAATAACAGCATTCACTTTCCAAGCATCTACTACAGAAATAATCGTCGATACCTTCAACGTATACGCTGTCCGTGCGACGCACCCAATCACCGCATTCACAACACAACCTATAATAGCAGGCGCAATCATTGCAAAACGACTCACCGTTTACTGATTCTCCACAGTGTTCGTTAAATAGACGGTATTTGTGACATCGGTCGCAAAAGAAGTAATCATTATCTAAGCATTCATGACAGATTCTTTCACCTTGATTTTCTTCGGTGTGTTCATGCTTTACAGTCTCTCCGCAATGGTCGCAGACAGCGAAATGGGGTTGCTCATGGGGGTTGTTTAGTAAGACTTCGTAGTTAACTGACATCTTTTTTCCCCTCGTCTTCTTGTTTCTCTTGTCTCTTTCTTGTTATGTATTTTTTGTTTATCAAGTCCCAATCTGGATAGTGTACCGTGGACGACCTGCGCATGTTGTCGTCCCGGCGCTCTTGTTTCTCTTGTTGCTCCCTATTATATAGAATAAGCCCGTAAGCTGGATTTTCAGCCATTTTCTCGACTTCTTTCGAAAGTGAGGTAAGGCTCTTCATGGTTTTCTTCATTCTTTTCATGGTTTTTTTTCCTTTTTTTTCGTTGTCAAAAGTGCGTGAATTGTATTTCATAAGCCCTTAAATATAGTTGTTTTGTAGGTAATTTACAAGCTATTTATTCATTGTCTGTAATTTAGTTTTACTTGCAAAATTTAGGCTAAGTTCTTAAGTTGTGGGGAGAAATACGGGCTTTTTACCCACTTTTTGCAAAAATCCCGCTGATGAATTTACAGCAGTCACTTTAACAATCACTTTAAGGCGGTTTTGGCAAAAATCCCCCTAGGCTTATAAATTAGGCTTATAAATTAGGCTTATAAATTAGGCTTATAAATTGGGCTTATAAATTAGGCTTATAAATTAGGCTTATAAATTGGGCTTATAAATTTGACTTATAAATTTGACTTATAAATTTGACTTATAAATTTGACTTATAAATGGAAATTATAAAATATTTTCTGATGACAAATAAAAAAAAATAAAAAACCGTTGCTCATTACCTATAAATAGTTTATATTCTTTGTGTAATTAGACAATAAAAAGGAGAAAACAATGAAAAACACAAAAGGTAAATGGGAAATAGAAAATCGTTCTGATAAGATAACACAAGTAATCAGCTATGACATTAATACAGCTGAAGCAAAAGATATATGTGTCGTATCTGATGATTGGAATGAACAAGTAGCCAACGCAAACCTAATCGCATCAGCCCCTGAAATGTTCAAGGCGTTAAAAGCGATGACTAAACTGTTTGAGGAAAGTGTTCCATATCCTAACAACACTCAAAGGTACAAACAGGCTATAAAAGCAATCGCCAAAGCGGAGGGGAAGTGATGACTGAAGAATATAAATGGAAGTGTGAAATTTGCCGAAAGCATAAGGTCGAATACAAGGATTACAGGTTCATAGATTCCTGTGGATTACAGGGTAAAACCTTTGTCTGTAAATGGTGTAGAGGTTTGGATAATGTGGCGATTAGTGATATAATACGAGATGAATTAAATCCAAAGGTATTTTATGAAGAAAGTGAGGTGGAGTGATGACCAAAAAAGATTATATTGAATTTGCAAAGCTGGTCAAGGTAATTGACCGAGGCGGTTCTATTAATACAAGCGACCTTATAAATGGGCTTATTGGAACATTCGGGGATGACAATAAAAATTTCAACCCAGATAGGTTCAGAAAAGCGTGTTCGGAGAAGGAAATATGAATATAAACCAAATAACAAAAAACGAATTTCTGAACTATGAACAGGTCAGAAGATTTGGGGGCTATGCCATGTATGATTTCCGGGCTTTCGAGCTTACTGGAATGTCAAGGGTAAGGTTTCTGCTTATATTAGAAAACTATGAGTTGCTGTGCGAAAAATACGCAAGCGAACTTAAAAAGGAGGTATGGATAAAGTGAATATAGAAATAACCTGTTGCGTATGTTTCGACAAGTTTAATGAAATGACAGGTGATATTGAAGAAAGAATGTGTATGGAGTGCATTCTTATAAATGAAGACCCCGACGCTATAAATCCGTCAGGGAAAAAAGAAAACAAAAAAGAAACCGAGGCAGAATGATGGATATTGTTATAAATGAGCAACTAACAAAACGGCTTGGGCATAAATGCCTGAAAGATAAATGTAGCGATTCGCCCTTGCCCTGTGAGTTTATTCAGATAGAATACCATTGTGGCGACCAAACTGAATTTGGTCTTGAATGTGTGCTTTGCGGTTATGAGGTAACGCCCGATAACATAATGGATGCATACGATGACATAAATCTTGACCAGTACGGTGACTGATTGTGCGCCTTTGGTCGAGTTTCGGGCGTGGCGGGGCAAGAGTGAAATCATTTGCACATAAAAACATATATACTTATATTCTTATTATAAATAGAGGAACAAAACGAAAAATGGACTTAGTACTAAAAGAACTGAAAGCTCAAGAACGGAGCATGGCTTGGCTTGGGCGACAACTTGGAGTTTCTGGAACGGCTGTTTATAATTGGGCGTGGGGCAAAATAGAACCCAGCCGTGCTTATAAACTGGCTATTGCTTACGTTTTAGAAAAGCAATACGAAGAACTCTTTGATTAACAAACAACAAAAAGGAGACTCTATGAAAGTAGATAAAAACATACCCCTTCCACCTGTACGAAATAGAAAATATCTATTTCTTGACAAAATGGAGGTTGGCGATTCTTTTTTCCTAGATGGAGGCAGAGAGGATAACGTCCCCATTCTCTCTACGGTGTTTGGCAGGTCAAGGGCGGATGCAAAGAAATTCGCCACTAGAAAGCTCGGCTCTGGAATAAGAGTGTGGAGGATAGGATAGTGCCTGTAACAATACACGGAAAAGAATATAAGACGGTAGCAGAACGAGTCTTGGAATTACACGGTCTACGGGATGATGTTTCCATTTCAACAGAAATATTAGAATGGGAAATGTTTCTTGAAGACCCGAAAAATGACCAAATAATCGTTCGTGCCACAATCGAATATTCAGACGGTCGGAAGTTCACGGGTATTGCTCATGAACTTCGTGGCGGTAACTTCATAAACAAAACATCCTATGTTGAGGTTTGTGAAACATCCGCCATTGGTCGAGCCTGTGCGTCGGCTGGGTTAGCTGGTACAGAATATGCCTCTGCGGATGAGGTTGCTAACGCAATGCGAAACCAGCGGTAATCGCAGGCAATCACGAGATATATGGGGGCGATGGCTTTCTTTTTTGTGCCCGTTGGGTTTTTTGGTTTTGCCCGACTAATCGCCCCCTCCGCATTTGAGCCGTGTTTGAGTATTGCCACATTATAAATAAAAGCTGTGCATTTTGTGCTAAATGGAAAAGCGAACTTTATTGCGGTCTGGCAACACATCCAAATAAAATTGTTAAACTAAAAAAATGTCCGAAGAAGAAACTAAAACGCAAAAAATAACGATAGTAAAATATCAGAATGTCGACCAGTGTAGGCGGGTGGATGCTACCCTGTTTCTCTTTGGATGTAAGTTATAATATGCCTATATATTGGATAACAATAAAATCTGAATCAAAACATGAAAAAAGTTTTGATAGTTTTTGTGAGGCTCAAAATTTAGTAGAGGCTATTGAATATTTTTACAGCTATCTGAAATTCGCACACTTTAGCAAACGCAAAATATCAAGCAAAATAAAAAAGGAGAAAAAGGATGTTGTACCCCAAAACGGCAGAAAAAAACATTTATAGAAACGTTGATGAGAATATTGACGAACTTATAAATGAGAACATGAAACTAAAATCGCTTTTGAGTTATATTTATAGCGTGGTTCAGTCTGTAAAATCCAACAACCCTAATAATGCTATGATGGGTTTAGACATCATAGACGATAAGATTGACAGGGACTATAATGTTGTTATGACCAATAAAAAGAAAAACATTCATGGTGGCGCATGAAGATTGGGAGGATTACATTTAACCCGGTTGTAAACGAAATGATTAAAAGGGAAAAAATACAATTCAGAAAACTAACGGTGAGTTTTGTCTACGGAGTTTTTGTGGGCATTCTAATCTCTGTTATAATTGGAATAATTAAATGAAAGAAAAAAATATAAAAGACTGGAGCGATAAACGGGTTGAGGATATGACCACAAAAGACAAGGTTGATATGGTTGAAAGTTTTGCTGGTGCGTTATGTGAGTTTTCTTTCGCCTCAAAGTCAGGCGATGAAAAGGTTTGTGAAGAAGTGTTTCAAGTGTTGCTTTACACATTTGCTCTTTTTGCTCTCGAAAATGCAGACCAGAAAAACATTGAAGAGCTACTTAAGACAAAGAATCTAGAGTTTTTTAAAAAGTTTGGAGCAAGTGCTTAAGAGGCTAACAGGCAAAGCCCCGATGGATTGGCTTTATGCCTATGAAGTCGGGGCGGTTGGCTAATCGGGCTGAAATTTATGAATAACATACTTCAGGGCGATGTAATAGAAAAACTAAAGGAGATTGAAACTGGTACGGTGCAGTGTGTCGTTACATCACCACCGTATTG